GAATAATCTTGGCTGTCTTCCGAAGAATGCCTTTCGGGAACGTCTTGCTTGAGCGGCGAACACGGTTGCGACGACCTCCGAATCCAGGACCGCTCGGTATACCAACCGGAGGAGTGGGCGACGTAATCGCTGTTACATGCGTAGACTTATCCTGACCATTAAATGCGGGATCACTTCCCTCTTTAATAATCGTATACTTGGTAGGACCATCGGCTGAGGGCATACAACCTCTTCTTACTCAAAACGGATAAAAACTTACGGCGACGCTCCAAGTATCAAGATACGACACCATGGACGCGGTTCGAGCATATTTCAAGAATGGTGTTTCGCGTTTCTCTGAATCGCAGATTGAGGCCTACGAAGATTTCCTCCGCAACAAGATCCCCCTGATTCTGCGATCAACACCACCCATCGTGGTATGGCACGATCAGGACGAAGCGACGAAGAAGTACAAGTACGAGTTTCGGTTGTCCTTCGACAACGTATCCTACCTGAAGCCCCGCATCCAGGAAGCCACAGGTCGCTTGAAGCAGATGCTGCCGCACGAGGCCCGTATCCGTAACTTCACCTACGCTGCCCAGATGTTTGTGGATATCAAGCTCAAGGTCCGTTCCTACAGCGGCCCGGGTCTCACCGAGTTCAAGGAGGAGTCCAAGACGTTTGAAGGCATCTCCCTCGGTAAGATTCCAGTGATGCTGGGATCATCGCTCTGTGTGCTCAAGGATTATCCGATGTCGCTCGAGGAACTTGGCGAGTGCCCCCAAGATCCATTCGGATATTTCATTATCCACGGAGGTGAGCGTGTGATTCTCTCACAGGAGAAGGTCGCCGACAACCGCATCATGGTCTTCCTCAACAAGAAGTCCACGACCAAGCATACTCATTCGGTGGAAATGAAGTCTCTCCACGAGAGCTTTACGCTCCCGCCCAAGAAGCTGGAGATCCGCATGTCCAGCAAGTTCAATGGTCTAGGGTACCCTCTCTCTATCTGCATTCCCCGGTTCCGTGAGGATATCCCCATGATGGTCTTCTTCCGGTGCCTGGGCATTGAGACGGACAAAGAGGTTCACGATCTGCTGAACGTGGAGAACACGGACTCCATCATCGCCTCATTCAAGGAGTGTGCGGACATCGGTGTGTTCACTCAACAGGAAGCGATTGAGTACCTTTCGCATCACCTACAATATCCTCCCGCCACGGATGATAAGACTGGTCATGTCCGGGCTCTTCTCCTCACCGAGTTTCTCCCCCATGTCTCCCTTCCCGCCGAGACAATTGGGACCGAGATCCTGGCTGCTCGTAAGTCTAAGATTCTGATCAGTATGGTCAATAAGCTTCTGGACACCGCCGCCAAGAAGATCCCAGCCGACGACCGCGATGCATACCCCAATAAGCGTGTCGTGACCACAGGCTCATTGCTCACCCATCTCTTCCGCCAGCTGTTCCAGAAGGTGTGCAAGGACATTCGGTCCAAGTTCGTCCACGAAATCAACAATGATAACTGGAAGCGGTCGGGAAAGCCACTGGATGTCCTCGTACTCTCCAACCTGTACAAGATCATGAAGGTGTCCTCTATTGAGGGTAAGTTAAAGCAGGCGCTCGCGACCGGCAACTTCACGGTCCAGGGTCTGGGAACATCGGGATCCACTTCACTCTCGAACGCCACCAAGTCCGGTGTCTCTCAGGTCCTGAATCGTCTGTCGTATAACGCCACGCTCTCTCATATCCGCCGTATTCAGACGCCTGTAGAGAAGTCGGGAAAGCTCCTGGCTCCTCGCAAGCTCAACGGTTCGTCATGGGGCTTCGTCTGCCCCGTAGAGACTCCTGAAGGTCATTCGGTGGGTATCGTGAAAACAATGAGCCTGATGTCCACCATCTCTGTTCACGTCCCTTCGTTCGTGGTCACGAACTTCCTTCGTGAGATCTCCGATGTTGACTGGATTACCAACGTCTGGTCCGATGGTCCAGTGGCTATCCTAGTCAATGGCGTCATCCTTGCATATACCTCCAAGCCTCGGGATGTGTATGAGCGTCTCAAGAAGGCCAAACATTCGTGCCGTATCCATCCCCATATCTCGGTCGCATGGAACATCCTTCAGTCGCGCATCATTATTGAGACAGACGCTGGTCGGCTTGTGAGGCCCGTCTTCCGTGTAGAGAATGGTAAGGTTCTGCCCATGCCTCCCGAGGGAACGCCGTGGGCCGAATGGATCTCAACGTGCGTTGGGTATATTGACGCCAACGAGTCCGAGGTCGCACACATTGCGATGTTCCCTAGCGAAGTGGGTCCGACGCACACCCACTGCGAGATTCATCCGCACATGATTCTCGGCCACATGGCCTCTATCATCCCGCTATCCAATCACAATCAGTCGCCTCGTAACGCCTACCAGTCCGCGATGGCGAAGCAGGCCATGACGCTGTACGCCTCCAACTACCACAAGCGTCTAGACAAGAACGCTTATCTCCTCGCCTCTCCTCAGCGTCCCATAGTGGAGACCCAAATTATGTCTATTCTGAATATGCAGAAGATGCCGTCTGGATGCAATGCAATTGTGGCCATCGCCTGTTACTCGGGCTACAACCAGGAGGATTCTGTCATCCTTAACCGCGGATCCCTGAAGCGCGGGTTCATGCGCGGGTACTACTACACCGTCTACAAGGACGAGGAGCACCGCAACGTGGCGTCTGGGCGCGAGGAGCGCTTCTCCAAGCCTCGCCACGAGAATACCAAGGCCTTCAAGAACACGTCGTACCATGCGGTTCAGGAAACGGGTATTCCGATCAAGAACGCCGTCGTCCAAGAGAACGATGTGGTCATCGGCAAGGTTGTGAACCTGCGGAGCGACCCTCACGGGTACCTGTACCGCGATCTGTCCACAACACACAAAAACTCGGAACCTGCGCGTATTGATGGTGTATGGCAGGATAAGAATTCAGACGGGTACCCTTTCGTCAAAGTCCGCGTGATGTCCGAACGCACCCCACAGATCGGCGATAAGTTTGCATCGCGTGCTGGTCAGAAGGGCACGTGTGGCATGATATTGGATGAATGCGATATGCCGTTTACAGCAAGTGGTCTGCGCCCCGATATCATCATGAACCCTCATGCGATTCCGTCACGCATGACGATTGCGCAGTTGCTAGAGACAATGTACAGCCGTGTAGGTGTTCAAACAGGCAATCTGGGTGATGGTACGCCTTACTCCCACCTCGGAATTGAGGATCTCAAGCAGCACATGCATAATCTTGGAATGCATCCCTACGGCAACGAGATCATGTACAACGGTCAGACAGGTGAACAGATGGAGGTGGAAATCTTCATTGGGACGACTCATTACCAGCGTCTCAAGCACATGGTGATTGATAAGGCGCACTCACGTGGCCGGGGTCCCATCGTGTCTCTGACTCGTCAGCCGTGCGAGGGTCGGGCGCGCGATGGCGGTCTCCGTGTTGGGGAGATGGAGCGCGACTGCTTCATTACCCACGGCGCGGCAGCATTCACCAAGGAGCGACTGATGGATGTGTCTGACCCGTTCACGACGGGTGTATGTTCAACCTGTGGTTCCCTATCGACAATCAATGAGAAGGATCATCTCTATGAGTGTCGGTCATGTGGATGCAAAGCGGGTCTGGAAGATAAGACCATTCCGTATGCCGTGAAGTTGTGGCTACAGGAACTGGAGGCGATGCATATCTCACCTCGCATGATCTCGTCCTAAGCCTAACTAGAAATAGTATATAAATAGTTTGTGGTTGTTCCATCATTTGTTGCGATCACATACATAGTATTTTGGCTTGTGATGAGAGGAGTCCGCGATACCTGAATAGGAGGGTTGGGTGCTGTAATTGTTCCATTCAAAACAAGTTGACTCACGTAAGACTGTGTGACCTCCTGCCCTGCCGAGGCTGTTGCTAAGTATGCATAATATTGATTTAGAACTCCGTGGGTGGACGGAGCATAAATATACCCAGACGAATCAAGGACTGGGATCGTATATGAAGACGGGATTTCTTCCCCGGACGCATTCGACCAAATATACTTGTAGGGAAAATCCACCCGAGCTGCATTGAAGATGCCACCAATACCGTACAATTTTTGTATGTTTCCCGACATGGTGAGCACGTGTGCCCACAAATTTCCAGCCGGATCTGTTGAGAGTACTGGTGGAGATGAAACTTTAAGACCTCCTGGAAGTCTTACCGTGAAATCATTCGCAGTGACTCGGACCGTTGTATTGCTCACAATAAAGATGTTGCTATCATCCTTGTAGGTTACTCCTATATACCCCAAGGTTGCGTAGGGGGTGTACGGATACGACAACGTTTGTGTTGAAGGAGACAGTGAACATGTCCAATTTAATGTTCCTGTTTCGGCAGTGTAACAATAAATCTTCTTATTGTCTGATCCCACAAACACGTTAATTCCATCTGTAGTGACCGATGTTCGGAAACTTTCACCCGGCGTCTGCGTTGTGGACGTCCACACCGCCGTTGCATTGTCTGCATTGAATGCAGTCAGGCTATTTCCATACGCAGCGACAATATAATCAAATGCGTTATTGGTAATATTCGCAGGAGTTCCGAATACCTGTTTACCAAGATTGATGGGGTATCCCTGCAGTGTCGCCATATCGGAATTCAAACGATATAGGATTCCATTGTTTGTCGCAACGGTAACTGCTCCCTTCATAGAGATCACTGGACTGGCACCTGACGTTTGAGTACCAAATGTTTTTGAAGACACAACTTTTTGTTTATAGATTTTTGTAAGTCTCCCAGAATCTTCCAGGGAGTAAATTTCTCCGAGTGCACCAAGTGCCGGTTGAGTTGATGAGTATCCTGCAGTGAACGTAAGAGATGTAGACAGCAGAGTAGTCGCAGGAACGATAATAGATGGACGATAACCAGTCGCATGAGCGATATCCGTATATTGACGTGTTGTGACGGTCAAGGGATAAACAGGCTGAATTAGCAGAGGAGGAGTAGGAATAACCGGGGTAGGTGGGCAGTAAAATGGAGTGACTGGGCAGTTCACGATAGGAGGAGGGCAGCAGAGGGGATACTTGACTACATCTAAAATTGGCCGGTTCCGGGTATTCGTAAGACCCCAGCCAAACCGAGTCCGAGCATTAAATGGTTCTACAATACGTTTACATGACGTGGTCGGATACGGCTGTAGAATGGGCTGTTGTTGGCGAGGAACTGGCGCCTGGTAGTTACTCCGAGGACTGAGGTAAAACGTTGTTTTATATAGAATACTATTTCCATTGTACGAGGTACTGGACAGATACACACTCCCTCCCGAGTCAACGGCAACTGTATTTGTCCCGGAGATGGTAATTTTAAGAGGATCTGTCGTGGTGATATTATTAGATGAGTCAGTCCCAATGATATGTGACACCGATCCAACATATGTATTTTTTACATATATCCCATCGGTCTGCGTATAATAAATATTATTTCGTAGACTTGTTATGTTCTGCATGGAGGAGGTCACGCCCGATGAATTGAGAATATCAAAGGTTGGCTGGTAGTTCAGAAAGTTATAATAGTAAATGCTGCCAAATTGACTATCGACCGAATAAATAACTTGTTCATTCGGAGACAGCGTTATTCCACGAAAATTGAGAGAAGGTCCTTCGTTTTTAAAGAGAAGGTTTATAAACGAGTTTCCGTATCGTTCAATCGTGGAAATAGATGATCCTCTTCCTGTCACTATGTACACTACACCTTGAGAATCAACTGTTATACCTCCAGTGTTATCCCCATACGTATAGATATCCCGATCAACTGGGATTGTATACGTCTGATTTGGAGTAGCAGGAGCTAAGGGAATTGATGCAACTGAAAATCGAAAACAGTGATTATCATACGGAGCATTCACGAACAGATACTTTCCCATCGGATCAATCGCCAATCCAGTAATTTCACCAGTAAGAACTCCAGTTGATGGAACGATCTGGAAGATTGGATAGATTACACTGGAAGAATCGGTAAATGAATAAAGTTTACCATTTGATGTTCCAATATACAGAACGTTGTAGTATTGTCCAGTGTTGTTATATGGACTTGTAGCCACAGTTATAGCTGAAATTTTATCAGTATACGAGTAGGCTGTTACGTTAGAAATGAAGCTCATTATACTCAAAGACGGAAATAATCAAATGTAAGAATACACAAGAACTAGGGAAATTGCGTCATGAACGACTGCACCCCAGTATGCGTAATACCAGCTAGTTTGAAATCCGACGATCATAACCAATATCACAACGATTGAACGTAAAAACGTATTGATAAGGACATTACTCGTCGGAAAAAGAAAAGGATCCATATCTCCTAGTCAAAGAAAAAAATATATCTGGCTCCAACGAGGTCGTTTCTTTCTACACCGCCGCGTGGGTCGGGGAGAAAAAAATAATGTTGATATGGAACATAAACACAAATGGGAGGTGGTCTAATGCAGCTCGTCTCGTACGGTGCCCAGGATATCTACATCTCGGGTAATCCCCAGATTACCTTCTGGAAGGTGCTCTACAAGCGCCACACGAACTTCGCCATGGAGGCGATTGAGGTGACGTTCAACGGCCAGGCCGACTTCGGCCGCCGCGTCACAGCCGTCATCTCGCGTAACGCCGACCTGATGTACCGCACGTACATCCAGGTGACGCTGCCCCAGATCAACTTGAACGTTGCCCAGGCTGTACGCTTCCGCTGGCTCAACTACGTTGGCCACCGCCTGATCAAGCAGGTTGAGATCGAGATCGGCGGATCCCGCATTGATCGCCAGTACGGTGACTGGATGCAGATCTGGACGCAGCTGACCCAGCCCCTCGGCACCCAGGTGTCGTTCGACGACATGGTGGGCAATTCCGCCGACCTTGTACTGCTCAAGGACTCGGCGGGCGTTGCGCTGGATGCCACGTGCGCCGCCTCGGAGGCCACGAACTCGTGCCTCTCCCGCGCCGGCACGCCGCTGAAGACGCTATACATCCCTCTGCAGTTCTGGTACTGCCGCAACCCTGGCCTGGCCATCCCGCTGATCGCCCTCCAGTACCACGAGGTGCGCATCAACGTGGAGTTCGAGCAGAACTACAACTGCTGCTACGCCGATGTCGCCAACGGTGACTTCTCGGTCATGCCGCTGTACCCCTCCACGATTGCCCTCGGCAATGGTGTCACGGCCGTCTCCCAGCTCCAGCTGGTGGCCGCGTCGCTGTACATTGACTACGTCTACCTGGACACGGAGGAGCGCCGCCGCTTCGCCCAGCAGTCGCACGAGTACCTGATTGACCAGCTTCAGTTCACGGGCGACGAGACGGTCACGGCCTCGTCCAACAAGATCCAGATGAACTTCAACCACCCCGTGAAGGAGCTCATTTGGGTGGTGCAGCGCGACTCGTTCGTTGACTGCAACGCCCCACCGACGCCGTGGATC